AGGAACTCAGTGGCTAAAACTCCCGAGGCAGCAGTCAAGGACAAGGTGGGCGCAATCTTGAAAGAGGTGGGCGCGTACTCATGCAAGCCCGTCACAGGTGGGTATGGGGCGTCTGGCGTTCCCGATATCCTTGCCTGCTACCGAGGGAGATTTTTCGGAATTGAATGTAAGGCCAAGGGAAATAAAACCACGGCTCTACAGGATTTCAACTTGGCGCAAATCAAAGCGGCAGGGGGTGTGGCGTTGGTCATAGATGAGGTCAACGTCCACACCCTCAAAACAACCCTTCAGGAGAGTGTGAAGTGAAAATTGAACTGCTCAAAACATCCCGTAAACTCTGGCAACCGCTAGACTACATACCCCGTGAACTGACCCGCAAGAATCAAATCAAGTGGGCACAGGCGGTCCAACGGCTTGGCGACAGGTGGTTGCTGGCTCAACAAATCGAACGCAAAGGAGACTGAACGTGGTATCCCTCAACCAGAAAATTTTTGACATCATCAAGTCCTGTCCTTACACGGATAGGTCCAACATCCACAGGACTATGCTTATCGCAGATGCAGATTACGTTGTGGTCTGCGGCAATGCCGCCATCGCCCGTCTGCTTCGCGCGAAGTACATCAGGCGAGATTTGAATAGTCGTTTCGTAGCGCATGTAGATGCATACACGCCGTTGCCACCCTTCGCCAAAAATAAGAAGAAAAAGGTGAAGGCGAAGGTGAACCCCGCGATGAACGCATACCAGCACGTGTACACACCACCTCTACACACACCGCCGATCTCCGCTAAACCTAAGAAAAGTTTCTTCACAAAGCTGCGCGAATTGTTCAGTGATTGATGGCGGCAAAGATTACTCAAGGTTTTACTTGCCCGTGCGGAGCTTGGACAAGAGTTCTGTCCACCCGGATGGGCAAGATAAGACGCCGCGAGTGTGCCAACTTGCACCGTTTCTACACAGAAGAGGTGATGGTTGGCCCTTCAAGTACTCAATTCCAGCAGGAGAAAAAGAATGGCCCTGATATGGCGGTGTGCCTCACAAGCAGCGAAGGAATCTCTACGCAATCGGATACCGATTCAGGAGATCCTGAAGACTACGGGAACGGGATGGGAGATCCCGAATGATATGCAACCGCCAGACGACTTGTCGGCGCGAGAACTAGCATCATGGGTCCGCGAGGTCGCTAGGCCATGCGTGTCGTGATCTTTGGCATCACCATGCTGCTGTTTCTGTACGCCTGTACGCAGCCGCCTGAGATGCCTGAAGAAGATGAGAACGACATCTATCGTTGCTATCTCAACAAGGATGGCACGTTGCTCATCTGCCCCGAGAAGATAAAGCCGACGAGGGTGGCGCGTGATTAGTTGGGACAAAGCGCAGGAGATCGTTCGCTTGCTGGAGGTAGTCAAGGAAGACAGCCGCCGCGAGTCTCTGATGGTGCTGCTCAAGGTCGAAGGCTATCGACTGCCACGGGCCGTGCCGTCTGCTCAGTTGTTTGATTTGTATAAATTGACGGAGTTTATCCGGGTTTATGCTGTGGAGATAAAGTGATGGTAAAGGCAATAGGGTTCACCCGCTTGTGTTGGGACTGCAAGGGCAAGAAGATTGCCTTGGGCGGTAAGTTGGACAAAATGAAACTGTGGCGGTGCGCCGCCTGTGTAGGAGTTAACGTGAAGTGGGATATGAAAGATTTGTATAAAGACAGATGGCACAAAGGCCCACCCCCGAGCATTGGCTGGTGGCCGACGAAGCATTACCACAGGAGGGACAGCGCAACTTACCGCTGGTGGGACGGCGAGTGCTGGTCATGGGTAGCATTTGCTCATGAGTCGGCTGATAAAGCCGCTCGCTGGGCGGCGAAGAAAGAAACGATGCACGTTGATATCGAATGGGCAGACCGTCCTAAAAATTGGCCCGAAAGGAGCAAAACATGAACACTGAAGAGGAAAAGGACAAAGAAATAGATAGGCTTCGTAAAGCTTTGTACTACGAAGCAAACAGATTTCAGCGGATCGGGACTCATGCGCCCGACTGTTGGAAGTGGGGTCCGCAACACTACGAATGTGCGTTGCGGCATATTAAAGAGCAAACTGAAAATTGGAGTAATCATGACTAAGGAATTTCCATTCAACGGGCTGATGGCTGGCGATGTTCAAGTCGGCGGCAATCACTATACAGAGATGCCTATTCAGCCGTGGGAACTGATGGAGGAAGTTCTTAGCCATGAGGAGTTTGTTGGATTCCTCAAGGGTAACGTGATTAAGTACTCCCTTCGCGCGGGTCGCAAGGAGGGGTCTGATGACGTTGCTAAAGCGAAGCACTACCTTAAGAAACTGCAAGAGGTCCGGGGAGCCTACTGATGGATTTCATTACGCTGGACTTCGAGACTTACTACGACAAGACGTTCTCTTTGAGTCGTCTCACCACAGAGGAATATATTAGGCACGAGCAGTTTCAAGTCATCGGGTTCAGCGTAAAGGTGAACAATGGTCCCTCGATTTGGTACTCAGGGGACCATGAAGTCTTAAGTAGCCACCTCAAGCGGTACAACTGGCGCAATGCCACACTGCTTGCTCACAACACAATGTTCGACGGGGCGATCTTGGACTGGGTGTTCAAGATCAAACCTAAGTTCTTTGCGGATACGTTATGCATGGCACGGGCGATTCACGGCGTAGATGCTGGTGGGTCGCTCGCTGCCCTTGCCGAACGCTACAAGATTGGCGAGAAGGGAACTGAGGTTGTCGCTGCTCTTGGCAAACGTAGGGAAGATTTTTCCCACGAAGAATTGGATAAGTACGGAGCGTACTGTTCCAATGACGTAGAGTTAACTTATACGTTGTACAACATATTGGGTAAGGGTTTTCCCCACATAGAGTTAGGTCTTATTGATCAAACCATGCGTATGTTTATCCGTCCAGAACTGTATGTGGACGAGCAAGTTCTTTTAGAGCGTAAGTTAGACATCATCAAGGAGCGCAAGGAACTTCTGAGCGGACTGCGCGAGAAGTTGAACTGCGAGACCGACGAAGCTGTAGCCACCAAACTATCCAGCAACAAACAATTTGCAGAACTGTTAGTATCTTTTGGTATAAACGTACCCACTAAAATCAGCCCTACCACGGGCAAGTCTGCAACTGCCCTTGCCAAAAAGGACGAGGGGTTCCTCACCCTGTGCGAACACGAAGATGTGTTCATCCAAAACCTGTGCGCTGCTAGGCTGGGCGTAAAGTCCACTCTAGAAGAAAAGCGTGTGCAGCGGTTCATCGACATTGGGCAGCGCAACAAAGAGCGCATACCTATCCCACTCAAATACTATGGCGCACACACCGGAAGGTGGGCAGGTTCCGATAAGGTTAACTTTCAGAATCTTCCTAGCCGCGACGTAAAGAAGAAGGCTCTGAAGAACGCCATCATTGCGCCAGAGCATCATCTAGTCGTCAACTGTGACTCGGCGCAAATCGAGGCGCGGGTGCTTGCGTGGTTGGCAGGACAGGACGATGTGGTGAAGATGTTTGCTGATAAGCAAGACGTATACAGGGCCATGTCGTCAAAGATCTATTCATGCAAGCCTGAAGACGTAACTAAGGAGCAGCGGTTCGTGGGTAAGACCGTGGTTCTCGGATGCGGTTACGGCACGGGCGGCGTCAAGCTGCAATCTACATTGGCTACCTCAACGCCACCGATGGTGTTGGATGAGGAAGAGGCCAAGCGGATTGTCGATGTGTATAGGTCAACAAACCATAAGATTAAAGATCTATGGAGTCACGGTGACGATCTCTTAGATGCCCTGATTCAGAAGCAGTTTGGCGGTAGGGAACTTCAGTTTGGGGCACACGGGTGCGTGTGGTACGGAGACGAGGGTGTCTCTTTGCCAAATGGTCTGCATATCCGATACCTAGATATCCACAAAGCTACTATAGACAAACGTGAAAAGACCGTATACAAATCACGTAAGGGTCCAGTGAGCATCTGGGGCGGTACGGTGGTTGAGAACGTGGTGCAAGCTCTCGCCCGATGCATCGTGGGTGAACAACTCATGGAAATCAGCAAGCACTACAAGGTCGCGCTCACCGTGCATGACTCGGTGGTGTGCGTGGTTCCAGAAGCAGAGATCAATGAGGCGCTAGATAGGATCACTGGTATCATGTCAGTCGCCCCGCGCTGGGCTCCGGGCCTTCCCATCTCATGCGAGGCCACCTACGGTAAGAGTTATGGAGACTGCTAATGGAAGTATCCGAGATCAAGTGGTCTTACTCCGGGCTGAAAGACTATCAAAATTGCCCCAAACAATACCAAGAAGTCAAGGTATTGAAACGCTACGAGAAGCGTCCTACGAAACAGATGCTGTACGGAACAGAGGTTCATACCGCACTGGAGGATTACGTAAAGGACGGCACTCCACTTGCCAAGAACTACGAACGGTTCAAGGATCTGGTTGACCCCCTTGCGGAGATGGAAGGGATTAAGTATCCTGAACACCGCATGGCGATCACTTATGACCGAGCGCCCTGTACGTTTGGTGCGAAAGACTACTGGGTGCGTGGCATTGCCGACTTGCTGGTGGTGAACGGGGACTTCGCGTTCATCGTTGACTACAAAACGGGAAGCAATAAATACCCAGATCCAAAGCAGTTGCAGTTGATGGCGCTCATGGTCTTTGAACACTTCCCTGAAGTGAACAACATCAAAGCAGGGCTGCTGTTTGTCATGCACAACCACTTTGTCGCTTCGGACTATTGCCGCGAGGACAAAGAAAAGCTCTGGGATGACTTTCAACCGACGCTCGAAAGACTGAGTACATCGTTTAAGAACGATGTATGGCAAGCCAATCCCACCCCGCTATGCGGCTGGTGTCCCGTCCAAACCTGTGAGTTCTATAAAGTAAAATGATTGAAGACACTGTCATAGATTACGCTTACCCGTGCATGATGGCTGAGAAAGCCGTCAAGAACATACACGACGCTGCCCTGCACAACAGGATGGACGAAGCCATTGAATCAGCAACCATCGCAATCACAGAATTGCGTTTGGCCCTCGCTGCACTTAAGATTATGAGAGAAGAACATCGGGGTTGAGGGTGCTTAATCGAGATCGACTGCAAGCCTAGTAGATGCGAACAGTCTTTCTTGAGGATTCAGTCCTCTAACCCCGACTGATCCAGTGCTGAATCCTCACTCCACACCTTGAGGGCGGCAAGGAATCTACTTACCGCCCA